TAATATATAACTAAATGTGTATATATTATTTGACTAAATAATATATAACTAAATGTGTATATATTATTTGACTAAATAATATATAACTAAATGTGTATATATTATATATAAAGAATGTATAAAGAAATATTAAACCATATACAAGTAATACCTTTAGACAGCACAATAAGTGAAGATAGTATACAGAAACACCTATTAAATAGATGTTTTATTAATTCAACATTTGAATTATTAAAAGAAGTTTGTAATGAAACAAATAAATCGAATACTAAACGATTCTTATTATCTTATTTGATATATCATAAACATCTATTTAATGATAATCCAACTGATATTGAAACCGAAATAGTTGAACTAACCAGTAATATGTTAAATACATTACATCAAATGAATTCAGATAAATTATATATATCTAACCTAACTCTAGTTAATACATATTATTCTAAGTATATTGATACATATACTCGCTGGGCTACACTGGATAAAAAACAAATTAATACTAGTCTTATACACGCTCATAGTGAATTATCAAATACACAGAAATACTTTAATGATAATCATAAAGAAATCACAACCGATGATATAAAAGAAACACAAGAACTATTGAATGAAGAAATAACTGGAAAATTAGAGGATATCGAACATCGTCTAAAAATAATAAATGGTGTGAAACAAGCGGAAGACATTAAAACAGCATTAACAGCAAATGCTGAAACAATACACGATGATTCAATATTAAAGATTGCTAGAAAAGCATTCTGGGATATTTTCACAGAAGAAATAGAAAAAAATGATTATTCCCGACTATATGTTATACTAGATGAAATAAAAAGTCGTCTTAAAACACTTATTCCTAATAGACACGATATTCATATTGAATTAGACCAAAATATTGATGTTGAATTATATAAACAAATGATAACAAATGGTGCTTTTGAAACAGCTGATTTTATGAAGCTGATTGAATATTTGATATCTCAGATAAAACAATATATAGCACCTGTACACGATACTGAAATTGACCGATGGGTAGTAAATTTGTATGAAAATATAGGCGATGTCTATAGTAAAACACTCCCGAGTTTTTTTGAAAAATATTATAATTATCTAGAAATAACAGAGAAAGAACTAGAGGAGTTTCGTAGATTATCTAGAAACACTTAAGTCATCACTCCGTGTTTCTGACCTTTTAGATGGATTCCACAGAAATCACCAAACTTCTTCTTACAACTACACTGGACACCTTTGGCTGTTTTCGCGTGACATTTTTCAATATTTAAACCTGGCTGAACCACTGGTTGAGCCACTGGTTGAGCCACTGGTTGGTCCACTGGTTGGTCCACTGGTTGGACCCAATATTGACTTAATAGTTTGAGAAATATGGGAGTCTGTCCAATGCTGTCGGTATCAACGGACCCGTGTTTGGTACAATAACATTGAAACGGGTGTTTGATTTTACTCGAACACTGGTGTTCTTGCGGTTTACCCGGATATACAAGTGAATGACATTTATTGGGATTGAAATCACTCAAATCAAGTCCAATTGGAACAATTGATTCGTCTTGTCCAAACGGTCCAAAAACATCATAAAACATTTTTTCCAATTTCGATAGATTACACGTCATATTATTCTGGTAAAATGCTTGTACAAATCGCCCGCTCGGTAGTACACTTCCATTCTTCATATTAAGCAATGTCATAATAACAAGGTCGTTATACTGTTTGATGAACGATGCTCTGTTTTCGGGGTCTTCGACATACTCAATGATAATATCCTTAAATACGAGGAAAACATCTTTGAATGTATCATCTTTCATCTTATTATATGTTCCTAGAACATAGTCACATAGATTAAGGACTCTTACACTATATGTAAACCCATTCCTTAGGGCAGGTACATGATTGTATGGCGGTTCCCCAGATTGGAGAGGGTCGTTTACAAATACGATTGCTTTCAGGTTTAGGAGAATTTCACCGATACTTGACGTCGTCGGGTCCCATGTATTCTGACCCCAAGTGCCAATCAAAGATAAGCATACTTTTCCATTCTCATAACAATTTGGATGGAGTCTACCTATATTTACTACATTAGCATTGTGAAACTTAACCTCTGGCGGATGCTGGGGGTAGGGTTTCACAAAGTTAAATTCAAACATATAGAACCCATGATATGGTGTGTCTCTATCGCCAATAATGAGTGCAGAAAACTTACTTTCATTTGACTCGTCGGGGACTATATATATCCCGTCTTTTCTAAGGACTTGTGCCTGTTTTAAATGCTTGAATAATTCGGTTTTCATCTTGACGCGTTGTTGTAATAAAATATAATTTAAAATTTAAATCATTTTTATATTATATGGAAAGTAGTTTCTTCAGTAATACGTCGGGTGTTATTTATGCTATATATAAAGTAACGTATGATAAAACAATTGCCTCCTTTAATTCACCTAAAGATATGAACGTAAAGCGATTACATAATAAACCAGTTATTCAATCTATATATGAACATATATCAGCCCCTATACGTTCAATGGTTCATATTATAGATAATATATATATCGGTAACGCATATAATGCTAGTAATTATACTTATCTGATGGAGAATAATATAAAATGTATTGTCAATGCTACTGATGAAATTGACAACTACTTTGAATATGACAAAAATCTATCATATCTGAAATTAAACGGGGTTCTAGATAATTCATCTAGTTCTATAAAAAATTATTTTAATGATTTTATAAAATTTATTGAAGAAAATAAAGAGCATAATATACTTATACACTGTTATATGGGTAGTAGTCGGTCTGCTACATTAGTGGTGTTATATCTTGTATATTTTAAAAAGTATTATATAGACGATGCCATTACATTTGTAGAAACCAGATGTAATCGTGTTAATATAAACATTATATATATCAAAGAACTGACTGATTATATAAAAATGATATGATTATTATACATCTACCCAAAAATTTTATGAATAGGTGAATAATTTTTAATCAATTCCGATTCTTTATTAAAAGTAATCGAATTAATCTTGGTTGCGTCTTTAATCCAAATTTTAATAATACAATTATTAATCTTTGGACTAATTGATATCCCATTAATATATGTGTAATCATCGCTTAAACTACCACCGATTAACATCATTGATAAATCATTCCAAATATTATCAGATGTTGTTTTAAGAATCTTATATGTCAATATACCACCTTTTATATTATTCGGATCTTCCCAAATAGGTGGAATATCATCTTTCATAAGGAAAAACATACCACTTGTAAATGAATCAATTGATTCATAATGTGTTAAAAATTCTTCAATGGTTGTTATATAAGCCAATTTGTCATAACTATCACTTGACCATCGTTTATCATTTGGGTCGTGATACCATATAGTCCAATTATTATCTAGACTATGTTGATTATCTAGACTATGTTGATTATCTAGACTATGTTGATTATCTTGATTTAAGTTCATTGTATTAATATAAGTATCATCGTTTTATATTAGTTTTATACAACTAATTTAATATAATTTCCGGACACATCTTCTAAGTCTTGGATTCCATATATATCCGTGAGAACAACGCCGGTAAGGATTTGGATTTGGATAAGGTCTGGGGTGGTAAGGATGGGGTTTTTTCTTTTTATTTTCATTATCAACTATAAAATAAATCCCAATGGATACACCTGCTAGAACAATAACAAGAATAATCCAATTAAGTATTTCATTTGTTTTAGTTGTTTGAGTATGACGAGCATGTTTATTAGAGTTAGACATATATAATATATACATATATTTTTTTTCTGTTTCAAGAATAATATTATTATAATATTATTATAAGATATATGATAATATCGAATATAATTCGTGATTTTTTAAAGAATTTTTGTATAGGTGGTACTATAATTGGTTTATATTCACTCGTTATAAAATATGTATCCCCTATATTAGCGGGTCATATGAGTGGGTCTCTCCCACTTGTATTTTCATATGTTGTTGCAAGTACATATTTTATACACGGATATGAAAGAGCACAAAAAACCGCAATGGTTGGATTTAGAGGTGGGTTTTTCTGGATTACCTTCGCATTTATTATTTATATAATGCTTAGATATGAACAAAATATAATACTTACATTCTTAATGGGATTGTCAGTTTTTATATTAATGAATTATCTATTATATATGCATTATAAACATACCAACCTATTAACAAATAAATTGCCTAAAATTAATAAATATATAAAATTAAGCAAGTTTAGTAAGTAATTATATAAAGCTTATATACATATTATAGTATAATAAATGTATTGTATTGAACTAATTCTACTAACAGGTGCTAAAATGCCACTTAAAGGCACTCGCCATTCGGCAGGATATGATTTATTCTCTAATGAAAAAATCATTATTGAACCCCATTCTCGTAAATGTGTTGGGACCGGTGTGAAACTACGAATGCTAGATACAGGGTTTTATATTCGTATTGCTCCTAGGTCTGGTTTATCTGTTAAGAAATCTATTGATGTTGGCGCAGGAGTTGTAGATTGTGATTATAGGGGGGAGATGAAAGTTGTTTTAATTAATAATGGGAATGTCGCATTTAGTATAGACGAGGGTGATAAAATCGCACAATTTATTGTTGAAAAATATGAACCAAATACTATTATTAGATGTTATAATAATGATGGCGTGGAAGTAGATAATGAGGAATTGTCACAAGAATTGTCAAACATTGAACGAGGTGAAGGTGGATTTGGCTCAACTGGTCTTGTTTAATATGTTTTATATATTATATGAATAAAAACAAAAGTAATTCTAGTAGAAAACGCAGTAATTTAAATAAACGTATAATGAAGGGTGGGCGACTATCACTTGAATCAAATGTATCCCCGCAAGGAAATGGGTATCAATTGGGGAATGATATTATTAATTTAGTTTTTAGTAGTATAAACACTATAACAGATACTATAACAACTGTTGTAGATGTTGTTGATTTATCTAGTAATATGGGTTCTGAATTTAGTAGTCCATTTTCACCAGGGGCGTAAAAATATATAAATTAGTTTGTATATTATAATATATGTCATCCGCACTTAATCAAAAAGCACCCGAATTCGAAGCAAGATGTTACCACAATGGACAAATTAAAGATATAAATATCAAGAACTTTGAAGATTATTACAAAGTTCTTTTCTTTTATCCATTGGATTTTACATTTATATGTCCAACTGAAATTAAGGAACTAATATCTAAACAGGCTGAATTTGAGAAACATAATTGTAAAGTATTTACTATTAATACTGATTCTGTCTATTCACACGAAGCATGGGCTAATCAACCAAAATCAGCTGGTGGGTTAGAAGATATCAAAGATTTATATATGATATCCGATTATGATAAGAAGATTTGCGAATCATATGGAACATTAGACCGCACGAATAAAAATGAAAGTGTTTCATCAAGAGTAACCTATATTCTTGACAAGGAGAACAATGTCAAATATGTAAGTGCGAATATAGCCGACGTAGGGCGAAATATTGATGAAATTATAAGAATGGTTGCTTGTGTTAACAAAATAGATACACTAGAGAAAGGGGAAGCCCTCCCATGTGGTTGGCAACCAGGTGGAGAACTTCTAGAAAAAACCCGCACAGGTGTTATAAAGTTCTCGGGGGAATAGGCGGTGTTAGCCATATTTCTCCTTGTCTAGAAAAGTCTTCCTCCATGTAGCTTTACTATCCTCCACACGGAAGGCTTCCAGCCAGTCAGTGTCTGATGGAACGTTCAAGTATGGGAACTTCTTCTTTGGGAACTTCTTCTTGTACATTTCCCTCGCTCTTCGAACGAATTCGTCCAAAAGAAGTTGTTCTTCGTCCAAAAGAAGTTGTTCTTTTTGACGTTCACCCATCGAGTTGAACTTAGACAGGCGTTCTTTCGCCGCATTCCTTTCCGCGCAGAGCATCTCATAGGAGTGGTTTTCATCATCGTACGAATACTTGCAGTTGTCGGGAACATTCGAGTAGTCAGGCTCGTCATCGAACTTTTCATCGTCTTCTCCTGCGAAACTCGTGTTCTCGTACATCGTTATGTGAAACAAGCCCTCTAGTATTATACTCTAATATTACTCCGTCAATTTTTTATTTACCTTTGACATAACGTCTAAGATATTTATATTCTTTGCCCGACGTCTTTAGTTTTTTGTCGGACATTAAGTCCGATTGTAATAGCGCGACGACACTGAATAAATACGTAATCTTACAATTTGAATACATTGTATCTAATATATTCTTCGTTTGTAGTCCTATTTTATTTAAATCAGCATTTGTTATAAGGTCTTCGTCATATAACATATTCAATATATCATTCAGTTGGGCGACAGATGCCTTAAATTGTTTATTTAATTTACTCTTATATTGTCCGAACAATTTATTATATTTATTCTTACTTTTAGTAAGTTCTTTTTTAGGTAATTCTAAATATACCCCATTTAATTTCTCACAACGGAATTTAGCGTGGGACTCGTATATATATTTCAATAATTCATTGCTTTGTCCTGATGAATTCTTATAAACACTAAGCATTGTTTCATAATTAGGGGGGAGACATACTTTACAATTACTAATAGATTGAATTCCTCTATTACAATAAGCATTATCATCATTTAATGCCGTCATAATGGCCTGTATTATATTTGCCCTAACTATATAATTACGACTTATTTCTATACATAATTGTCTCTTGGTCATTTTACAAAATGTTTTATTGACACATTTATTTGGAGTTGCCAGAACCATACTTATATATGACTTACTAGATGGTCTGTTATTCCTTGATTCTTCAACTTGCCCATCTTTCGGCTCTCTCTTATTCTGTTGGTCTTTTCTAGCATTCGGCTCTCTCTTATTCTGTTGGTCTTTTCTAACATTCGGCTCTCTCTTGTCCTGTTGGTCTTTTCTAACATTCGGCTCTCTCTTATTCTGTTGGTCTTTTCTAACATTCGGCTCTCTCTTATTCTGTTGGTCTTTTCTAACATTCGGTTCTTTATTGCCCTGTTGCCCCTTAGCATTTGGGTTTCTCTTATTCTGTTGGTCTTTTCTAACATTCGGATCTCTCTTATTCTGTTGGTCTTTTCTAACATTTGGTTCTTTATTGCCCTGTTGCCCCTTAGCATTCGGTTCTTTATTGCCCTGTTGTTCTTTTCTAACATTCGGTTCTTTCTTGCCCTGTTGTCCCTTAGCATTTGATTCTTTCTTGCCCTGTTGTCCCTTAGCATTTGGTTCTTTCTTACCCTGTTGCTCCTTAGCATTTGGTTCTTTCTTGCCCTGTTGTCCCTTAGCATTTGGTTCTTTCTTACCCTGTTGATCCTTAGCATTTGGTTCTCTCTTATTCTGTTGGTCTTTTCTAACATTTGGTTCTTTATTCTTTTTTGATATATTAGAATTATTGGAATTGTTAGAGTTATCGCGTCTATTGTCATTATTGTCATTATTGTCATTATTATCATTATTATCATTCGAATTACCAGAGTTATTAGAATTACCAGAGTCATTCGAATTACCAGAGTCATTCGAATTACCAGAGTTATTAGAATTACCAGAATTACCAGAATTACCAGAGTTATTAGAATTCGTCGATCTATCTCCTCCTTTTAATCGATATGTTGGTTTTATGTATGGGATTTTATCAAACTTTAATGTTAATCCATCTATTTTTTTATACTCAACCGCCTGATCATAAAAGAAATCCTTTAATTGAGTATCAAGATTATTGACTATGTACTCTGTTTCTTTATTAGGTTCAAATTTTAAATACATATTAAATTTAGTAGATGTTGAACTAGAATTAATATATTGTGCTAGAACTCTTGTATCATCTATTTTAAGTTCTTGTAATTTCTTATTAAATACTATTGCTATTTTATCACAGAAAGTGTCTGATAGGAATTTTGTATTATATGTTGTCAATGCTTGTTGCATCTCTATCCTCATTTGTTTTAACATATTTTGTATATTTAAATTATTAGGAGATTTGATTGACTTATCAACACTCATATGCTTTTCAACACTCGACGACTTCTTACGGGATTGCTTTTTTACGATTGAAGAAGTTGGTTCTTTTGTATTCATATTACTTGTTTGAACACCCATTATTAATATTATACATTATTTTTTTTAAGAAGAATTATAAAATTATTAATACAATACATATAATAATTTTTAATATCGGTCAATTTGGTGTTTTTACTAATAATACTATTATAAGCATATTCTAAATTAACATTGCCGTATTTAAGTAAATAACAACATGCTATTGTAACTGATGCGTGAAACCCACTATAGCAACTAATTAATATATTATGATTTACTAATTTAGTATTAATTTTTGACAATATGTCTGTCATATTATCGAGTAAATAAATATTATTATATTTAATATTATAAGAATCATCAATTGGTATATTTAATATATCAATTTTGGGACCATTTGCGACATTCATATATTTATCATCAATATCAGTATTTGTTAAATTAATTATAAAACTAATGTTCTTGTCATATACAAACCGCTTGTTATGTAAGGATTTATGCGATGAAATCCATAATCCCGATAAAATTTCACTATGCATTTGTATAATAGAATAATATTATTATAAATATCATTATACACATTATAAACCCACTAATCCATTTTAATGTTTTTAATTTATTAGACATACCATTTACCTTATTAGCAATCGATACCTTATTTCTATATTTATTATAAGCATTTATATTAGATTCATTATTTGCCCCCGAACCATCGGTTAATAGAATACCTTTCATTATACAATCATTTTTATCATTTAAATTACAACTTTTTTTATCTTTATGTGTTAGTATATAATTCATACTATAAAGTGATACAGAACTTACAAATATACCCATAACTAAACCATTAAACCCACTACATATATAATTAACAATTGTATTATGAGAGTCATACATAAAGATGAATGTTAATAACCACGCCATTAAAGATGAATCCATAAATGGAATCTGATTATCAGATTGTGTAATTACATCTACTATATTTTTTTTCAATATAGGTTCATCGTCTTCATCATTTTCTTCTTCTGTTGTTGTATGGGTTTCCGAATATATAACAGATTGCTTTCGGGTGTATATAATACCAGCAACCATAACAACAATTGATATCAAAAATAATATATATGATGACACTTTCATACTATTATGTTTCATTCCACTATGATCTAGTGTTGTTCGGGACCCATACATTATCATAATAACTGCAAAAACTATTATTAGTATATATAATATAATACATAATATACGATATGTTGATGTATCATTCCTTTGAATTGTATCTATCTTATTCTTTAAAACGGGGTAGAAAAGACCAATAATATACCCTATGAAAAATAGATAATTGGGTTGAGAATTATCACCAAGAACCCTGCGATTGTCCATTCCAGTAAATATATAAGTTAATAATGACAATACGATTATAGTATTGAAATCAATTATCTCTTGATTCTTTTCTTTTTTGGAATATATATTATTAAATCCCATAAATATCTTCGTTCCAAAATAACCTATTATAATAGTCGCATAATACAACGATAACTTATAATAATCCCAGTTAATAGTGTTTATATTATTGTTAGAATTGTTATTGTTATTATTGTTATTGTTATTATTGTTATTGTTATTGTTATTGTTATTGTTATTGGTATTGTTATTTTTCCTAACCATATTTTATATAATATTATTATATAATATAAAATTGATTTAAAATATATAAAGATAATAGTATATCATACACAAACTATAAAACATCAATGTCCGATATCTGGGACACATTCGAATCTATAGAAGACTCTTTAATAGAAGAAGAGTCTTTTGTAGAAAATCAAAATTTAAAAACGATAGAAATATCTGATATATCAAAATCCGATATATCAAAATCAGAAATATGTCATTTTTGTAAATCAGATTCATTAATATTTGAGGATAATGTTCTCTGTTCTAATTGTGGTGCTATTAACAACATATCCCTAGACTTTTCACTGGAGACGCGATATTATGGGGCAGATGATAATAAGAGTGGTGGGGACCCTTCTAGATGTGGGGGGGCATCTAATCCATTATTACCAAACTTATCAATGGGAACTATGATTAATGGACACGGGAATCAAATATTTAGGAAACTACATAATTGGAACTCTGTTACATATAAGGAACGGAGTTTAATTAAAGTTTTTAATAAAATTTCAAAAACAGGCAAGGAGGGGATTATTTCAACGTGTGTATTGGATAAAGCATCGGTTATGTATAAAATGTTAAGTGAAAATTCAATTAAAAGGGGTTCTTCTCGTGAAAGTCTTATCGCGGCCTGTATCTGGAATGCTCTTAAGACTAAAGATAGTACAAGAAGTACCAAAGAGATAGCTAAATTATTTAAGATTAGTATTAAAAAAATGACATCGGGTTGTAAAGAATTTAATGAGAAAATGTATAATAAAAATAAAGATTTTGTGAATGACCTTAAACCAACAAAGTCGAGTGATTATATTGACCGCTATTGTATGCTCCTTAAATTAGATAATAAATATTTACAAAAAGTTAATGATATTGTTAATATATCACATCTAATTGGAATATTAATTCAGAATACACCCCAATCTATTGCGATTGGTTGTATTTTTATTATATCGGAAAGGTACAACCTAGGATATACAAAAAAAATATTACACGAAAAGTGTGATATTTCAGAAGTTACTATATCCAAAACATATAAAGAATTGGTAAAATACTCAAAATATATTTTTATGGAAGATTAAAATTTAGAAAATGAGTTGGACCACCCACTTATTGATTGACCTACTGGAGATTTTTGTTTAATAACACCTGCGGATATTGGAGCAACACTATGAGATAATTTATTATTAGGTATATAATTAGCATTTTTTGTAAATTGTCTAAACATTTTTTCCCCATTATTCCACCCATTTACCGGATAATTAGCTGGTCCTCTGCTATAATTACTACCCCTCCAATCAGAACTAGCCCCACCACATTGATTTGTTTTAAAGAATGGTTTTGATTCAACATATTCTGTCTTCGGCTGAGTATATTTTATATAAGGTCCTTGAGCCCCAACATAAGACATTGCGGTCCCCTTTTTATTTAAATTTGAAGCGTGTGATGCTAGAACACCTTTATTTGCGTCAAACGCTGATGCATTACTCCATGGACTACCACCCCTTATTTTTTTAGTGATGCTTTTTTTTTGGGCAATGGTTTTCTCTTAACCGATTTCTTAACCTTTCTCTTAACCGATTTCTTAATTGATTTCTTAACCGATTTCTTAACCTTTCTCTTAACCGATTTCTTAATTGATTTCTTAACCTTTCTCTTAACCGATTTCTTAATTGATTTCTTAACTCTTTTCTTGGCACCACCTACCTTATTATCCTGAATCATAGTAAACGGATCAGCCGATGAAAATGGACTATATGGATATAAATTTGTTTCGGTACCCATACTACGCGGTTCATATTTTCCATATGAGGCAGATAAAGCATTTGAGCTATGCTCTGGTGTTTTTGAAACACTATTATTGTTATACCATCGTGATGGTAATCCAGTCGCACCACCCTTAATTTTAAACATACGTTTGATTTTTCTTAAAACCTGTAATGACTTTTTTTTAATAACAGAGCCTTTCTTACGTGGTTTAGATGTCTTACGTGGTTTAGATTTCTTACATGGTTTAGATGTCTTACGTGGTTTAGATTTCTTACGTGGTTTAGATGTCTTACGTGGTTTAGATTTCTTACGTGGTTTAGATGTCTTACGTGGTTTAGATTTCTTACGTGGTTTACCACCATTCGATGTATTTGTTAGAATACCATAATTCCGCTGAGATAGATCTCCACCAGTTTGACTATTTTTTAAATAATCAGTGCTTGGGTTACACGTACCACATCCAGATTGAAATGCTCTTATTCCAGAACTCATTATATTATATATAAATATAATAATTTATACCAAGTATTTAATTAAAGTTATATATATAAATTATATTATAATGATTGATAATAACGAGATTATAGAAAATGATTTCGATGATATTATAAATAATATATTTTCAAACTCACCTAAAGATTCTAAAAGTATTCAGCTTATATTTGATGATATAAAAGACGACCAATTATTATTTAAAAAATTGGTTGAAATTTTAGTAAAAGGAATGAAAATATTATTTTCTAACAATAACGAAAATGTTAATATACAGGAATTAACCGACGATGATTTCGTAAAACTTAATTTGTATTTTAGAAGTTTTGGATTTAATATTTCATATAATATATCAACCCCTCCTATAGTCCAGCCCAAGCATAATAATGAATTATGTCTTTATTATTTTTCACTTACAATAACCAAAGAGTTGATATATTATATAGTATTCGATTATATTTAGAAACCAAATGTATTTTCACCACTATATGTTATATACAAAAATCCATCATCATCCTTAAATTCATCATAGATACTCGATACTAAAGATGACGTGTTGGGTAATAATGAATTATTAACATATATAAATATTGCTTGGTCTGATGACAAAGATATTCTTTTTCTAATAACATATAAAAATTGACCCATTGTTAAATCGTGTGGAACTAAAAATTTATTTTTATCAATGTCCGAAATTGACGATGCCGCTGTTTTCTCACATATAATTGGAATTCTATTTGGATATTTATGTTTAATTTTAGTTGACTCTTTTATTCTTTTTTCAAAGCTATTGGAATTTTTATAATTACTCATTATATATATAGTATATATATAAAGTTTTATATAAATATTATATGTTTTATATATATTTAAAGTTATGATATAAATATATAATATAGTGAAATGAGTATGATTGAACTTGATTTCAATCAACATTCTTCTATTATAAATAATTCAAACAATGGATATAAAACAGATGATAAAACAGATGATAAAACAGATGATAAAACAGATGATAAATATATTAAACTGAATAATTTAACGTGTAAACAAACTTTATTAATGAATACCCTTAATATCTATTTTAAGGATATTGAAAATCTTAATATAATGATACCTGTTATTATTGGGAAATCTAGTATATCACTACGAATACTAGATTGGTTTGTCACGAATTATGCCAAGAAATATAATATATCGTATGATGTTTATAATAATAAAACAAATTCTATGAAAAAATTTATAGTCCATATTGATTATAAATCACAACTTAAGGCGTATTCTAAAAAATATTTTGATCCATTTTGTCGTAGAGAGCGTATAGTATTCATTGATGCGAATAATAATGAAATTATTACAACAGCAGGTCAATTAAATTTTTTCAGATGGATAATTGAGAATGATATTATATATTATATATTTAACAATCTTAAAACGATTGAATCGGATATGAATAATTCAATACGACATTTATATATCAAAGAACCAAACAAGACCTTAGAAAAAACAAGACGGAAAAGGAAAGAATTATCTGCATCAGCAACAAAGTCTGTTAATAAACATTCTATAAATATAACAGTTTCATTTGAGTAATTAACAACATTTATTGGATTTTTTAACATTATTAATTTCGTCAATGTTAAACCCCGTCTTAATTGGATTTAGTATATCTTTATAATTCGTATTTATATATTCTATAATTCCGTCTGTGAAAATATTTTCAATATTAATATTTTTAAATGCACTAACATACTTTACTTGTATGTTATGTTTATTCAATATAGAAGGTGTATTATAAATCGTATCTTCTAATAAATCACATTTATTAAAAACCATATATTTAATGGCATTTTTATCGATACTTTCAAAAATATTAGAATTTAGTTCTTCTATTGTTCTTGTAATTTCTTTATTTGGTGTAAATAAAAGGTGTTGCGTTGCTTCATTCACAAAAAATATTATATGAGCGTTTCTATAATACATAGGGACAAGACTATTGTATCTCTCCTGTCCTGCTGTATCCCATATTGCTAATTTAATTTTTATTTGTTTTTTACCTTCTATATTTGAATCGCATTTATATAATTTAAACTCTTCGGCTGAATATAAGAAATCATATTCTTTAGAGAAAAACGAGGCACCTATAGTAGAATCACTATATTGATTATATTTATTATATATCAACTGATTAAGAATACTTGTTTTCCCTACATTTGCTTTTCCTATTAAAACCACTTTGAGTAATATATTATTATATGACATACTATATAATATAAATAAATGAGCTAGTGTAAACTTTGAATAGTTTATACTAGTTCATTTGATATTATACCAGATATTAAACTAAACCCTATATTTATAACAACTAATATAATTTTAACGAGTGTCTCAGTTGTTGGCGAAGCACCCATAACCTTAAATAGGATTTTATTATTTTCAAAGAATGAAATAAGATAATCCACGTTATCTTTATTATTTCTTATATTAATGTTTTGATAAAAGGCTCTAACAAATTTACGATTATAGTTATTTATACATGCTGCTTGATATATTCCATAAAAGAAACATAATGAATTTATCAGAAATGGTATTATCATTATAACATTTTTTTCCTTTATTATATCTAATATCTCAAGTGGGAGTTTAAATATAACACACGCTATACCCAAATTCATAAGATTTCCTATTTGACTGACAGAATTCTTAATACTTTTTCTTATTTTAGTAAAATCATCAATGATTGTATCGGTTGATGTATATTCTACTTTAAGTTTCTCATTAAAATCTTTTAATTCATATTTATGGATTGTAAATACGAATGTTATATTAACTATGTAACATATTATATGTAAGTATATATATAGACTTGTTAGTCTCTGAATTGGTTTATATAAAAAATTATATATATTAATATTAAAAATATCAGGTGGTTTGTAATACGACCCAGTTCGCATACCTCTAATATTAAATAATTCGAACCCTTGTGTATAATAATATGTATCAACTATCCAATATGTAAACGCCATAATACATAATATTATTGAAAATGTTCTTATTAGACATTTCACATATAGTTTATTATGAGTATTATTCTTTATAATTGGAATATCTATTAAGTTTTTATAGTGAGTTTCAATATTATAAAAATAACGAGCATATATAAAAAATCCAAGAAAGAACAGATAATATACAAAAACACTAATATCATATGGATTTAATGTAAATTTAAATAATAGTATATTTAAATTACCCATTAACAATACAATCTGGATAAACCCCCCATATAAACAACCACAAATATAACTACATAAATTATCCTGTCGACATATATAAGACTTGGTTAATCCAGATAATACAAGTAACGTATTATAGAATGTATTGTTCTCGATACCATCATTCTTTATAAAAAAATTATTTATATATAATACTATATCAGTCGTCATATTCTATTTTTGGTGTTATTTGTTTAAGCATATATTATATTGTTGGATTTTTAGTTGCTTTTAATAATTTATTAATTTTCTCTTTTATTGCATTTAATAATGTTCTATCTCGTTCTATTAATATTTTTTCTGTAGTATAGTCTTTATCTAACATATCCAATTTACTTGCCAAATTCATATATGGTTTGCCAGATTCATCAGCTGATGCCGATTTAAAGTCTTCTGTTATATTGTTAAAATCTTCAATCATATATGTCGCATCATCTATTAAATTATCCATCGTTGTAATTTTCTTTATTTGTAATAATATTAGTGTGAAAATACATAATATTATTAATATTAATATTATTTTGATTCCTATATTATCCATTATTATATATATATATAATATATCAAATGTATATATTATCAAAGAAGTTTATAAAAAAATATAAAACTGATATATATGCTCTGAGTATTATAATTGGTTTTATTGTTATTATTGGAATAATCATTATTGTAATGAATGTTACTAGGAGGAAAAAGATAGAAGGCTTTAATAATTACAAATTAATGAATATAAATAATCGTATTACAAAATATATTAAGTCATTTAAATCCACCCCACATTCACCTATGTCTAAACAACTATATGACTCGTCTATTAATAATAATGTATATATAATAGAACAAGAAAGAAGTAATTATAATGAATTAGATAACTATACTATTAAATCTAACATTGGTAGTATATTATATAATACAGAGGGTTTATGGAATCTGAATGACTCTAAATTTCAACTAGTATCCACTGGAGGACAGGCAATATCAGTCCAAGAACTCGGTACAAGTCGATATTTCTTTAGCATTGGTAATATTAATATTAGTTTCTATTACAAGAAAGTTAAAATATTCGGTAAAATACTAATAGATGATGGTGATAACAATATATCTATATATATGAAACGCAATGATAAATATATTAATTTTTATACAGATACCAATAAAAGAGTGGCTTATGCTAAAATGGATAATACAATATCACGCGATACTAAGTTATATACAAGTCGCTTAACTATAATCCCCGATTATAATAAATATAATAATATTTTTATAATTATATATATAGTGTATCTACAAATATATAAGGACCAACATAATACAGAGTTTTTATAAGATTGTTATATCAAGCAGGTGACGAGTAAGTCATTTTATAAGATTGTTAAAATTGATTTATTTTTAACAATATTAATATACAAAATATGAGTGCTAATATTTCCACCATGTGTGGAGTAAACGGACCGCTCCCCATTAATAGGTCGCTGAGGTCTAATATTACCAAGTTGTTGAATTCGGGGTGCCAAGTATCCTTATATCAAGCGGGGGATGAAAATAATATAATTGACCCCACAACCATCGACGCTGATACAAATGTGTTTGCGCTTCAATTTCAACCCGACGAATTGCTTAATACGGATATTATAGAAGCAGTTCTAGAAAACAATTCTATACGAGTAGCGGATTTGGTTCGGCGACGGGCTAACGTTAATACGACAACTACTTATGGCGAGCCAGTGATCCATATCGCGAGTCATTATGGACGCACCACATTAGTAGAAATGCTATTGAACGCTGGAGCTGACGTTAATCGACCTGATTCTAGTGGTTATACCCCAATGAACATTGCGATTCAATGCGGGTACCACTCAATAGTAGAAATTCTATTGAATGCTGGGACTGACGTTAATCGACCGAATAGTGATGGTCATTCACCACTTCATATGGTGGTTCAATATGGACATCACGCAATAGTCGAACTGCTATTGACTTGGGGTGTGGATATTAATCTACAAGATTTATTCGATAGACGTACCCCAATTAACATTGCGTGTCAGTGTGGACATATCACAATAGTAGAAATGCTATTGACTGCAGGGGCTGATGTTAATATTCCGAATGATGATGGTTATACACCGCTTCATATTGCGATTCAATATGGACATCACACAATAGTCAAAATGCTATTGACTGCGAATGCGGATATTAATGTGACAAATACGTATGGTTTTACACCACTTGATACCGCGGGTATACATGAACACACCACAATCGTACAAATGTTATTGGATGCTGGTGCTATTCCGCGCGAGTTATGTATATAGTCATTTAACCGATTTTTATAAGATAATATAAAGATGAATAGTCATATTTATATATGACACATTTAATAAAACCAGTAATAATATATATAGTACATTATATAAATTTATTCATTCAAACAATTCTTATATATGATGTTTATGATAGTATTAAAGATGATACATTGTTAATACCGCTTTTATATTTAATATATATATTAAATTGTATTATACTTTGTTTTACAAATAATCGTATAATACAAACATATGTATATATAACTTATATATTTTCGATATATAATATGTATATATATATCACAACTGGATATATATACGTGGTTCTATGGTATATGGTTATATATAATAACATAAATATTTTTATTCTTAAAAATAATGAGTTATATAATATTAATAGGATTATTGTAGACCAAACTATAGAAACTATTGTATTATCAGATGATGACACAACATCATCTTCGAGCAATGAAGATAACCAAACAGACGCATATGAAATACCAGAAATAAATATTGTTATCGATAATAACACAATCAATAACACAAACAATAACACAAACAATAATACAAACAATAATACAAACAATAACACAAACAATAACACAAACAATAATACAAACAATAACATAAACAATAACATAATCGATAATAATACAAACAATAATACAAACAATAATACAAACAATAACATAATTGATAATAACACAAACAATAATACAAACAATAATACAAACAATAATACAAACGATAACACAATTGATAACACAATTGATAATTTACGAAAGAAACACATTCGTATAAATGACGAATGTGTAATATGTTTACTAAATTTAAAGAAGAAAAAAACAATAAAAACAAAATGCGACCATACATTTCACCACACTTGTTTACTTAAATGGCTTCGAGTTGATAATATATGCCCCATATGTAGAAGGGGGACTCCATTAAAATAAATATTTACCTTAACTCGCGCATAATTTTAGCAATTTTCCATAATTCTTGGTCATCAATCTCTTTCAATTCTGCCGCCAATTCACTCCTATAAGTAGAGCTAGAATTCTTATCTATTACTCGCAATGCTTCATTGCCATTAACAACCTCTTTATAACAATCCTCGATAACGGGTTTGATTACATTTTCAAATCGCCCACACCAATCCAACGCACCTCGTTGTGCTGTTGTTGAACAATTATTATAAAGCCAATCCATTCCATTATCTCTAATAAGCGGATATAGACTTATTAGCGCCTCTTCCACTGTTTCATTATATGCCTCACTTGGAGAATGCCCGTTCTCTCGGAGAACCTTATATTGTGCTGAAAAAGCGCCTTGAATAAGACCTAGCAATACACTCCGCTCACCTGTTAAATCACTATATACCTCCTTCGCAAATGTCGTTTCAAACGCATTATTCGCACCAATAAGAAATGCTAGTGCTAAACATTTATCGGTTGCCTCTCCGCTATAATCGGTGTGAACCGCAAATGAAACATTGATACCCTTCCCATTTACGAATTCGTCTCGCACTGACATACCACACCCCTTAGGTGCTACCATAATAACATCTATATTATGAGGGGGGTCAATCTCAGTAATGTCATTATATGTTACCCCAAATCCGTGTGAAAAATATAAGGTGTCGTTTTCGTGTAAATTCTTTTTAAGCATCTTCCAATTAGTCATTTGGGCGGAATCAGATAATAGATATTGAATTATATTTCCCCTGTAAGATGCTTCATCTAACGAGAAAAGTGTCTCGTTCTCGACCCACCCATCTTTTAATGCCAAGTCCCAACTGGCACCCTTTCGTGAACCGATAATAGTATTAACATTATTATCTCTTAGATTTAGAGATTGGCTTCTTCCCTGTGGTCCATATCCTAATACGGCAACTTGTTGATTATTTAGAACCGATAAATGATCATCCATAGAATGATCCTGTTTTTGATAAATGGTTTCTGTATAACCATTTACAGAAATTGATTTAATACCGCGCCTTACGATATTGTATCTACTTGGTTTAATTATAGATTTGAAAATATACATATACTAAATATATTTCAATATGTTTATATAGTTATTGATTAGTTATTACATAGTTATTGCTTAGTTATTACATAGTTATTGCTTAGTTATTGTTTAATATTTTAATATAAATATTATATAATGAACTGGTTTTATTTATCTTGTATTAATGTTATATTATATACAACATATGTTATTATTGTAAAATATATAAGTCAACACGTGGATAATCTAACTATATTAACATATATGAGTCTCTTCTCAATATTATATATTGGTATATATCAAATTTTATCAAATAAAAAAATTAAATTTGAAAAGATTTCTATAATCTTTGGTATTTGGACAGGTATTATATATTATTTACTCAATTCCGCAATATCAATTGTATCTAATCCGGGCTTGGTTTTGTGTATATTTCGATTTCAAATAATTATATCATCTATAATGTCATATTTTATATATGGTAGTCATTTGTCAACATATATGATGATAATGATGTGTATTATTCTAGTTGGATTATTTATAATAACTGCTCCAATCGGACAAGGTAAAACGATTAAACAACATAGTTATAAATGGATTATACTATCATTTATTGCGGCAATAATGGGAAGTATTGGGATTATTATACTCAAATATATAAATATAAATATTCATAACAAATATAACTATGTTCAAATAATATTTAATATAATGGTTGGAATATGTATCTTTTCAGCAATGAATGAATATATTACAACAAAATCATTGTATATAAAATATAAAAGTTCTAATAGTTCGAATATAATATATTTTATATTGCTTATGATATTAGGAGTTGTATTTCCTCTATATTCATACTTACTGATTAAAGCCGTTCATCTAAGTCCCTCTCCAAGTATGCCATTTGCTATAATTTCATCTAACATAATCCCTGTTAGTATTATTAGTATATTTCTATTCAAAAATTCAGAACTAACTTATACAAAATGGGGTGGAATAGGAATCGTTTTAGTTGGTGTATTTGGACTTTATTCGATTAAATAGGGTTGGTTAAAATACAAATTTTCTATTATAAACCAGTCGACGTTGCTTTATTATACGAGTACAACCGAGAATATAAATCTATATAAAATTGAATTAATAATATTTAATATTATACCAAATCAAAACAATGAGCCAAACCCACGACGTCAGCGACATTCAGTCTGTTAAAAGCAGAATAAATGAAATCAGACACGATCATAAAGATCAATTTGTAGCAATTGGCGAGTTGCTTGATAACTCAAAAGATTGGGGAAAAGCAAGTAAAATTGATATTTTCCTTTCAAGTAAGCGGATTACCATATGCGATAATGGAACTGGTATTCCACACGAACGTTTACCGAATATTTTAAAATTCGGTAATGAAAATTCTGACGCGAAAACTGGAACCATTGGACGCTTTGGTCTAGGGCTTAATAAGGGTTCTATTATTTTATGCGAACAAGTAAGTGTCTTCACACATCATATCGACACCCCTGCTTTTAGTAAAACAGAAGCAGATTGGGTATCTATGAGTGAACGTAATAGATACACGCTTGATACAGCTGAAATGACTGAACAAGATAAAGAGGACTTTAAACGTTATATCGGTGATTCTACAGGAACAATTGTATTTCTTAAGGAACTCCGCCATCACATTGATGAAACATTCAAAGCTAAACTTGTTATGTATTGTAGGTCTCTGTTCCAACAGATGGAAGGTTTGACGATTTCGATTAAATTCGAAAAAGAAGAACCAACCATTATTACAGAATGGTATGACCCTATTTTATATAACGATAGTTTAGACGAACACAAATCTCATTGGAAAATCAACGTATATAAAGATAGTAAAGGCGACTATGAATCAGTTATTGAAACATCAGACGGATTGTTTGTAGTTAAACCAAAACAAAACAAACATACGATATCTTATACAAAAAGTCCGACTAAAAAGACTTATCCTGACCCATCATATTACTGTTTTGACATCTTTATGACAAGACTATCGGATGAACTCCTCAAATATGAGGAGTTACAAAACGATCATATGTGGGAATACAAAAAAGGTATCTATTTCTATCGTGCATTCCGTAATTTAAATGGATTTGTAGGCATTAAAGGCATTCTGGCGTTTCTACAAGGAATGTATAAAGGGAAGGGTGCTCGCATCCGCGTTAACTTCAATGCTTTTGAAAAAGAGTTTGATGACTATTTTGGTGTTTCGTCGCTTAAAATGATTCAGGAAACATCTTATACTAATATGAAACCATTTCTTCAAGAAGTAATAGCATGTGCGTGTACAGAAACTCATACGACATATGAAAAATACATAACTGCTATGAAAAAAGAGTGTGATGAGAAATTTAAACGTGATCTGAAACTAATTACCGACAATACATTTAGTGAAGAACATATTCCCCATCTCAAAGAATCGGTCGAGTATGTATTTATTGCTAAAAAGTTTGAACAAAATGGTCGCACATTTGAATATAATGGTGGAAACGCCGTGTATAAAGATTACAAAGAAGCAAATCGCATCATGTCATTTGAAGACAGGTTCCAAGCACGCGTCAACGTTCTCAAACAAGAGCAAGTTCAAGAGCAAGTTCAAGAGCAAGTTCAAGAGCAAGTTGAAGAACAGGTTCAAGAGCAAGTTCAAGAGCAAGTTCAAGAGCAAGTTGAAGAACAAGTTGAAGAACAGGTTCAAGAGCAAGTTCAAGAACCAGTCCAAGAGCAAGTTCAAGAGCAAGTTCAAGAACCAGTCCAAGAGCAAGTTCAAGAACCAGTCCAAGAGCAGGTTGTAGAGTCAGTTCAAGAGCAGGTTGTAGAGCCAGTTCAAGAGCAAGTTCAAGAGCAAGTTGAAGAACAAGTTCAAGAACCAGTTCAAGAGCAAGTTCAAGAGCAAGTTGTAGAGCAAGTTCAAGAGCAAGTTCAAGAGCAAGTTCAAGAACCAGTTCAAGAACAAGTTCAAGAGCAAGTTCAAGAGCAAGTTCAAGAACCAGTTCAAGAACAAGTTCAAGAGCAAGTTCAAGAGCAAGTTCAAGAGCAAGTTGTAGAACAGGGTCAAGATGTCAAGGCAAAGATATTGGATTCGATAAGTACGCTTCTACAAGACGAAGCCTTTTCTAACCATTGGACAGGTGATGACACAATGCTATACAATGCTATTTCGAAAATATTCAATTAGATAGTTTCTTTTAGTTGCTCATATTATAATCCCAACGCCTGTCTGATATGTTTTGATATAAGTATAGTACTATTTAATATTTCCGTTTCCGATAAATCTAAAAACCACGATGGGAAACCCGGTGCTGTATTATATATAGGCATAAAGAACATATTCTCCTTACAATATTCATCAACATTCTCCATTGTCATATTAACCTTATTAGTATATTTCCGTCCTTTTGAATCTCGTTCTATACATTTCGATGACATATGTAAATAATCCCAATTTTTATTCTTACTTTTTATTTCTTGTATAGATTCCCATATTAAATTCCGCCCTAATATATGATAATGTGTATTAAAATAATTACTATCGTGTATATCAAGTAAATTATCTGCCTTTTTAATACATTTTTCTAATAATAAAGAATTCCGTCTACTTATCATAACCCAATTCGCGGGTTTTGGATACCCATTCATACTTGCTTTACATTTATTATCCCCCCCGTGACACCCAAACCCAACATATTCATATTTTTTTAATTTGTTTATTATTTCTGACAAATCCTTGAATACTATTATGTCAGAATCCAGCCATATACCCCCGTATTTATGAAGCAGGTTATATCTAATATAATCTGTTTTCATTGGAATCCTTTCTAGTTTTGAATCTAAATCATTTCTTAATTCGGGTAAAAATTTCTTAACGGATTTTTCATCTAACAATCGAATTTTGAACTTCGGGCAATTTTTTAATATTGTTTTATAACATAAATTTAGATAAGTTGGTTTATCCTTTCCTTCTTTATTTTCCCAATACATCCATATATTATATGGAAGTTCTGTTGGTTCGATTGTAGTTGAGACATTGTCGAATCTTTCAATATTTATATTCTTATATAAATATATCCAATATACCACGAGACATACTACTATGAATACTTTTATAAAGTTCCATATATTCTTCATATAATATATAAGTCTATAATTATTTATTTTATTATGCGGTGTCACAAGCATCAACACTTTTAATCATCTCTTCGTATTCTTTTAATATACCTGCTTTTTTACATTTAGTTCTGAAGTATACATTATTGAACTTATATTTTTTAAATTTAGTTGCTTCAGTTTTAGCATATTCTTGAAACTCTTTTGTGTGTATTAACTTTTTTGATAGTTCATATATTTTTTTGTTATTTGTTTTTGTAAATGTATTTAACAATTGTAAATTATCATATTGTTTAAGTGTTTTGATAAAATCTTTATATCTCTTAAAATTATCCACATAGTCAGATTGAATAATTTTTATAATATTTGTGTTTTTCACATATTTATTTAATTTTGTTAAAAGTAAGTTATTATATTTTATTGAATAATTTAATTTATCTGGTTTATATTCAACACGCATTGAGTAATAGAATACCCACAATAATGTATTAATATTATTTGTAAAAAATGGTATTATTTGAACTATATCTAATTTAATTATATTGGATATTATATATGTAAACAATAATAAATATATAACGTTTATTGGATAAACATATGAAATAAACGAGTTAATATTGTCTTTATAAGTATAAATATCTATTTTTGATATTATATATCTATTTTTTATATTATCAAGTACTTTCATTTTAGTTGAATGTGGTACATTTTTTTTAAGAAATTTATTATATTTATTTATATCTGGGTTATACGATGAATCGAATATATAAAATCTTAATTTTCCTTTAATACAACATGTTACTTTAATATCTTCTATCATATCATAATGATAATATTCAGTTGGCATATATTTTTTCTGTTTGCAATAACTAGTTTTTGATAATACTGATTTATATTTTATATATGGTACTTGACTAACTGTTTTCTCAAGACACCTTTTAATAACTAGGTCTAGACTAGCTTTTGTTAAATATTTATCGATGTTCATTATAATATAATATAAAATATATATTTTATAATATATATTATAAAATATATATTGTTATGAAAAATTAAAAACCCATCGGATTAGTTGGGAAATGTTTATTATTACCGCGTTTAACACCAACTAAATTTTGCTGTTGTTCGTCAGTACAAATACAACCAGAGCTGGTACTATATGTGGATGGACAACAGGATAAGTGGGCTCTATTCTTTTGAAACATAAACATACTCTTTTTTGGCAAAGGCATTGTAACCATATCATGTTTAAGTGGTAATTGATGTCCTTGATATATAACAGGGTTATTATATTTTGGGGCATTACAGGGGGGTTTTCTCCACCCACAATCTTTATTATATAAAACTAGATTATCATATGAACCCATCACGCCATTCCCCATATTAAATGTAACTGGTGCTGGACCATCCGTTGATTCTTTATTTGTATTTATAAAAGTTGGCATATAATATTATCATAGAAAATATTTAGAAAAAAAATGATTTAATATTATATTAATAATAGTATTCAATTATGACTAACTTAACCCCAAACAAAAAATACACAATGTATCAGCTTAATGCTAAAAAGAAATTATATGAATGGTCTATAGAGATAACAGAATTAAATGGAATAGTTAATATGATTGTTCAAAATGGTATGTATGGTGGAAAAATGATTAAACGAGTTAAGTTAATAGATTCGTCAAAGGGTGGAAAAACATTATTGGAACAAGCAATCCAAGATGGTACTCGAAAATATCTAGATAAAAAAGATAAACAAGGTTATACACCGAATATTGATGATTTGAAAACAACTGAATTAAAAACAACTGAATTTAAAGTATCTAAACAAATAATTAGACCAATGCTTGCGTATAAGTTCGAGTTTAAAGACCTTGAAAAGAAGAAACCACCCATTACATTCCCTTGTTATTTACAACGTAAACTTGATGGACTTCGTTGTATGTCGCATTTAGAGAGTGGAGGTGGTATTAGTATGGAATCAAGACAAGGTGTTCCATTTAATATTTTCACCAGTATTAAGGGGGAACTAAGTGATTTACTAGGAGAGTTTCCTAATATATATCTAGATGGTGAGATGTATACAGATGAAATCCCATTTCAGACATTATCTGGTATTATTCGATTGAAAGAAATTCCAACTGATAAAGAACAACTCGATAAAATTAATATGATTCATTATTATATATATGATTGCGTTGTTCTAGATAATTTGGAAATGTCATATGTAGATCGTCTAGAAGTTCTACAAAAACTATTTGGTAAGAAAAAATACAAACATCTTAGATTACTTAAAACTGAAACTATATCGACTGGAGAAGAAATTAAAGAAAAACACGACCAATATGTAAGTGAAGGGTTCGAGGGTGTTATGCTTCGAAATCCCGCGTCTTTGTATAAAATCGGTAAACGAAGCAAAGACTTGTTGAAATATAAGGAGTTTATGGAAGATGAGTTTAAAGTCGTTGGGTTCACAGAAGGAACTGGGGGTGATAAAGGAACTGTCATATGGGAATGTGAAATGAAAGACAAACAGACATTCTCAGTGAGACCACGTGGAACAAAAGAAGAACGCGCTGACCTATTCAAGAATGGTGGGGAATACATTGGAAAGAAACTTACTGTTATATTCTTTGGTTTTAGCACAAACGGAATTCCTAGATTCCCAGTAGGAAAGGATATTAGAGAGGGGTATTAAGTGTATTCTTCCATTTATCTAAAAACCGTATTGGTTTGGATTCATCAAAGCGTGAACTAAATAATATTTGATTACACGTATTAATATAAGTTAAAACATCCAGATTATCTACAATATAGTTAGTTGCAATACGTATATTATGCAAAAAAATATCTTCTGATATATATGACATGTTTACAAATACTATAGCATTAAGTTCTTTTACAAAAATAATTCCTGCAAACTTAGGAGTTTCAGTATTAATATTAGGCGTTAGCTTTATCCAGTTATATGTCTTTGCTTCATTTACCGATTTGTTATCGTCAATTGTTATATTACCACGAAGTTTATTTATACCAGTAAGAGTATATGCAAAATCACCGGTCCATCCATTATAGGGTAATCTTCTCAGATCAATACTTATAGTTGCCATTGAGTCATCATCTTTTATCATTGTATAATAATAAGGTTTACTCTCATCTTTGATTAGAGTAAAAACAATGTCATTTTTGTTATATGTATATGTAGTATCATTTGATTTTTCTAACTGATGTATTGCATATAATTGATAATCCCTTAAAATTGGAAATGTATTTTTGTCATTCTTATATTGGAAAGCTCCCCCCCCCCCTCATCTTTCCACTTCCAAATACACCCTTCTGTGTTTTATAACCTGCTTTAACCAACCGATTATTCTTCTTAGCAAGTGCCGATGCTTTACGACTAACTATTTTACCTTGTTTATTGTATTTAAGTTGTGATTTTGTCAATCCACCACTGGTTTTCTTAGCGGTTCCGTGCATAACTTGAGCTCTTGATCCTGTTGTTTGTTTGAGTTGCATTTATAATATATATATATTTAATAAAAAATATATAATTAAAAAATATATAATTAAAAAATATATAATTAATATATTTAATTAAAGTTGCGTTCAAAATTATTTTCTATGTATATAATATAATATGGCTGGTCTTTTTAATAAATTAGTTCCCAAAAGATTAAAATCTGTTCTTCGTAAGAAATCAGTTGTTCGTAGAAAATCTACAAAAAAAGTTGTTCGCAGAAAACCTGCCAAAAAATCAACCACTAAGAAAAAATCTGTAACCAAACGCCGTAAGAAGGTTTCTAAGAAATCTGTTAAGAAATCTGTCCGTAAAGTTGTCCGTAAGAAATCAACCAAGAAAAAGAAAACCAGTCGCCGTTAAATATTTGATTTAATTATTTCTTTTTACTATATTTTTTAGAATTATACACTTTTGGGTTATAATTATCCACCAAATAACAACATTCTTCGTATGTTATTACATTAGCTTCTTTATCTTTTGGAAATGGAACATTCTTTTTTGTTTTATTCCTAGAACATTGTATATACATTCCAAATTTTCCATTTAGAATTTGGATTTTACCTAAATCTTTTTCTATATTTTGATTTGTTTCGTTCATACATTTGATTCCATCTTCTAATGTAAATATATTATGAATATTTTTTTGATATACATCTGTTTTATATTCTTCGAGTAATTTATAATTTTTCTTATTATGCCATACATATAATCCAAACTTACCATTCTTTAGATAAATACGATGCTTCTCATATTCACCTAAATCAACTGGATATAAACACAATTCATTCGCATAGTCTTCTGTTATACTATCAAAACTAATGTTACTATCTAACCCAACTATCTTATCCCCACATTGAATAACTGGTCCAAACTTTGCGATATACGCAAACATCTCTTCGCCTGTCTTCTGATTTATTCCAACACTTTTCTTTGGTTTATTACTAGAATTACTAGAATTATCACCTTTACACTCATTAACAGCCTTAAGGAGCGGAGAATAATACATATCAACTACATCATACCATACTTTATTCTGACGCGCCACTTTATCTAATTCGTCTTCAATTCTTGCGGTCAATGTGTAATCTATAATATCTCCGAATTTATCCATTAGATATGTCATAACAGATAACCCAACTTCAGTAGGGAATAATTTATTTTTCTCACCTACAACATTTCTCTCTAGTTTTTCACATTTAATATTACTAGAACTTTCTGTAATTGATAGAATATCATATTTTACCTTTTTATTTGGTTCATTCTTTCGCACCGCATATTCTTTTATCAACAGAATATCAACACTATTCGCATATGTCGATGGTCTCCCAATTCCAATATTTTCCATCTTCTTAATTAATGACCCCTCGTTATATCTAGCCGAAGGTGTTGTATGGGTTTCAGTAGAATCTATTAATTTATATTTGACAGGAGTGTCCGCAACTAATGATTTAAAATAAGTAGCAGTGTCAGAGTTTCCAGTCTTCGTATTATATAATATCATATATCCGTCAAACACCTCCTCTCGCGTAGTACTTATAAATAATTCAGGACGTGTTGATATTTCAATATCCATAGTATATAGATTATATACCATAGCACTCATTTGTGTAGCAATAGTTCTAGTCCAAATCAACTGATATAAACGATTTTCAATAGAACTATCATTTGTAGTCCCCGATATAGAAAGTTTATTAATATTAGTTGGTCTAATTGCCTCATGTGCCTCTTGTGCGTTTTTTGAATTTGTTTTATAAGTTCTAAACTTATGATATTTGTCATTATATGTTGTCTTAACATACTTCTCAACTTCATCTGTTATAAATTTAGACAATGTAATAGAATCAGTCCTATGATATGTAATAAGACCCTTCTCATATAATGATTGGGCTATTGACATAACCTTCTTTGGTGGAAGTCCAAATTTCGAATATGCGGTTTGTTGAAGAACTGATGTTGTAAATGGAGGTGGTGGTTTCTGATTCTTATTTTCTTTTTTAATTTTGTTAATTTTAAACCCCGCTTTTTTACAATCATTTAGAAATGCCATTGTCTCATCTGCTGTTTTAAAGTCCTTGTTTAACTTCCCGTCAATCTCTTGTGGATTATTTTCCGTTTGAAATGACCCACACGTTTTATATAACAATTCCGCATTATGTTTCTTAATATCTGCTTCCTTGTCTGTCACAAGTCTCAAGCAAACGGATTGAACTCTACCTGCGGATAATTTGGACTTTACATTACGCCATAGCATAGGCGATAATGTATATCCAACTAATTTATCTAATACTTGCCTCGCCTGCTGTGCATTAACCATATTCATATCAATTCTCTTTGGGTGTTTAAGAGCATCTAATATAGCAGTTTTAGTGATTTCGTGAAACACTATGCGGTCTGTTGTTTCTATATTTAGTTTTAGTGTATTTGCCAAATGCCATCCAATGGCTTCCCCCTCTCTATCTTCATCCGACGCAATGATAATCCGGTCGCATTGTTTTGCTTGGTCTATGAGTTTCTTTATAAGCGGTTTCCTGTCCTTAACCTGTGTATATACAGGTGTATAATTATTCTCTATGTCAATTCCTAGTTTGTTATGCTTGATATTATCAAGATTACATATATGCCCTAGACTTGACATAACTATATATGTGTTGCCATCTATATTATTGAGAATTTTAGTGATGGTTTTTGCCTTAGTTTGTGATTCGACGATGATTAGTATTTTCATTTTCTTTTGTACGTATAGTAGTATTGATTAAAGTTTAAATTGGTTTTATAAATCAGGTTGGTTATTACTTACCCGTGTCCGTTTGGTCCCGCAACTCTTTCGAGTCGGATGGGAGTGGTGGCGCAGACGGGTGATTGTGAATGACCCATTCCCACCCTTTTGAAGTCTGCTCCCACCTGTCTACTACTGGTGGCGCGCAGACGAACGATGCATTACATATAACCCATCTAAAATTAATACATATCAATGTGGACAAAATGGAGGGCAAGATCAATGACAGGGTCCAAATGAAGTTTGGAAGCTTCAACAAAATGTTGTCCATCTTGGTTTTTAATACTATAATAGTTATGTCGATTTTTATAACATCTACCAAATCTATATGTATCTATATGTATATAAATAAAATTTGATGGTATTTATATAGTGTATCACATATACAATTAGGTCGCTTGACAACTGGTTCCGCGCCACTGGCATCTTCATGTATTCCACTGGTAGCAACATCAGCCTCATGCGGGGATGATTTATGCGGGTGAAAGGTTGTTAGCCCAAGAGGAAGACGCCAACGTGCGTTTCTTCATCGATAAAAGGTTAGCCGAGCTGACCGATACGAAGGATGCCTATTTCCCTACATTCTTGTGTGAAGGTGAAGTGGCACTCCGCCAGTTCTATAACTGGTAATCCACACGTCTTATTATAATATAATTTTTTTATAATGTGTTCTAAAACACTTACCAACCACATCCGTCGAGCTTGTTCGTCCGTTCGCGCTTTACAGCTCTCTTGGAGATCTTCCGCCACCGCTTTTCGGTGAGCTTCTTTTTGGTAGCATCGCGCTCGCTAACGTGCGCCTGAGCGCGGTATTTTTGTCGCGTGTTATTGCCATTGCGTGCCGTCTTTTGCTTTCTTGCGAACTTGTTCTCCGATGGAGTTGACTTAGGAGAACGGGGAACCCCGAACTCGAAAGGTGAGTCAACAACGAGATAAGTGATGGCAACAGGCATACTTGGATAGTTAATAGAATACCAATATTTATAATTTTATTCGAATTTTTATATTAAATATAAAACAACTATACGTCATTGGTCCCTTGATATTGAAGGCATTTATCCACTATTTCAGGATATCGTGTAATATCATTGTTCCCACCCGATAATATACATACTACATTTTGATTAACTATTAATTCACGTTGATTCTTATATATATCATCTAAAGCGCAAACTGACATCGCCCCCGCTGGTTCTGTTATAATACCATCGTCCTGATATAATTCAATCATTGTTTCACATATTTTCCCATTCTCAACGTCATATATATTATTCAATAACCGACTACATATATCATATGTCTTATCACCAACCAAACTAACAGATGCGCCATCTACGAAATTGTCAAGTGGTGTTATTTCAATTGGTCCACCATTTTCAATGGACCTTGTCATTGACGGACACGATGATGTTTCTACCCCAATATATGATACATTGTGAATATTACTATCGCCATATAATGATATACCCGCCATTAAACCACCGCCCCCGAATGTTCCGATTATTGTATCGGGTATAATATCACTATTAAGCAATTCTAATCCGATAGTTCCCTGACCTATAATAACATCTTCATCGTTATATGGATGTATAAATGTTTTGTTATGTTCTTCTGTATAATACAATGCCTCTTTTAGACACTCGTTAAATGTATCTCCTATTATATGTAATTTAGTATTATCACCCATTAAATATTTAATTCGGTTTATCTTTTGAAGTGGTGTAATATTAGGTAAGAAAATGTCGGCACTTATATTAAGTTCTTGTGATGAGAAAGCAACACCCTGTGCGTGATTTCCAGCACTCGCGCATACTATACCATTTTGTTTATGCTGGTCTGATAGAGTAATTATTTTATTTAAAGCGCCTCTTATCTTAAATGATCTACATATTTGTAAATCCTCTCGTTTGAAATATATTTTACTATTAAATTTATCCGATAATCTTTTATTATATTCTAGTGGTGTTTTTTTAATATAAGGGGAAATCCTTATATATGCTTCTATGAATTTATTCATAATATTTAAGTTTATATTATATTTAAGTTTATATTATATTTAAGTTTATATTAGTATATAAAATTGAATTATATTTATTATATTAATTATAATGAATTATTACGCCGTTCACACTGGACATACTCCGGGTATTTATAATACTTGGATTGAATGTAAAACTCAAACAGAAGGGTTCGCTAATGCGAAATTTCATAAGTTTTCGAAAAAATCTGATGCTGAGTATTTTTTAAAATACGGAAAACCATTCACATTGAAACCAACAAGATTAACTAGTTTCTTTACTATATCTAAACCCTCTTCAACTGGTTATAATTTAGATGATTTAATTGATGATAATGTATGTAATGTAAAAGCGAGTAAACAAGAGAAACAATGTAAACAAGAGAAACAATGTAAACAAGAGAAACACCCATTAATGATAAGTGATGATAACACTATATATGTATATACAGACGGGGGTTGTAATAATAATGGTAAGAAAAATGCCAGAGCAGGTATGGGTATATATTTTGGGGAAGGTGATCCTCGTAATGTATCTGAGGAAATAGAGGCATACAATGGAAAAAAGACAAATAATATCGCAGAATTGAAAGCAATTATTAGAGTATATGATATTCTTAAGACTGACATTAATAATGGAGTGAAGGTTGTTATCTATTCGGATTCTGATTATTCTATTCGGTGTTGTACAACATATGGGCGACGACTTAAGAGTCAGGGGTGGAAAGACGGGAAAAAGGATATTCCAAACTTGGGATTGGTCAAAGAAGGTTTCTTACTATATAATACATTACCGAATATATCATTCAAACACGTTATGGCACATACAGGAAAACAAGACCGCCATTCTTTAGGAAATGAAAATGCTGATAAATTGGCAAGTATGTCAATTGGCAATATTTCTAAAGATGATAATAATGTATTTTCACCACATAAACATTCCAAATCTCAAAAGATATATCTAAATGTAGAATATAGTCAAAAAGAACAAGCGAAGGCACATGGTGCCAAATGGGACAAGGGTAAAAAGAAATGGTATATTGAAAATAATTGTCCTAATAAAGAGATGTTAATCCAAATGTTTTAAGACGATTAACAATATTTTTCAATCGAACTTTTTCTTTTTGTTCTAAGAATAGAACTTTTATTGTGGTAGTGATATTTACAATTGAAATATTTTTTATAATCTTCATCTAAGTTTAAATGTGATATATCACCCTTTTTAATTTTTTTAACTGCGGTGTTACATTTTGTTATATATGAATTCTTAATATATTTTGCTTTTATATCATCACCATTCTTTGAATAATGTATGAGATATGCTTCAAGATTATATAATTCATTAGTATGCCCCTTGAATTCCGATAAAACCTCTTTTCTTATAAATCCGCCGTGTGAAACAATTATACTTAGTCTATTTGGGGGAAGTTTATATAATATATGTTTTTTAAAGTTATTATAATCGCATAGAGTGCCTTTAATAATACAATTGTCAATACAATTGTCAATAGAGCCATACTTTTGTTCGGATTTGGTACATATAAAATCAAATATAATGTCTTTAAACAAGTGCTCGGTATTTATGGTAAGACCAATTGGTATAATACTATTAAGAGCATTAACGTGACAATTACTTTTATATATAGATGTCATTGATTGACTTCCACTTTTTTTATTATAAAAATGAACTTTTTCACTTATAAATGGTAATCTATTTATCTCACGTTGTGTTTTTCTTTTAACGTAACCAGCGCTTATTACTTTTGCGGTTTCAACAGCACGCGGTAGATAAGATGAATAGAAACTAACACCCTCTAGATTATTGTCTTCTATTATTTTATAACTATATTTCTGTAATTGTTCACCAAATGTATGGGCTTGGTGGATTCCTTTTTCTGTACAAAGTGGTTGTCTAAATTTTGACATAATATCTGGTATTCCATCGAATGCTACATTCGAACAACTTTCACAATGTCTAACCCATAATACATATCGACCTCTCATTTATATTTAATGGAGATAATATTATAACGTAAAATATATAAAACACACTCTATAATACTATTATATGTCTAAATTAATGAGAACAAGTAAGCTAATATATGAAAAATTAAGGCATAATAATGTCCGTGACGTGTTTATGTATAGTGGTGGTTCTATAATGCCACTTATTGATGAATTTTACAAGGGTCATATTAAGTATTATGTTAACACTCACGAACAGAATTGCGGACACGCAGCAACTGGGTATGCTAAATCAACTGGAAATACAGGTGTATCTATTGTTACTAGTGGACCCGGTCTAACGAATTCAATTACACCACTATTGGATGCTACAAATGATAGCACACCGATGGTTCTATTATCAGGGAATGTAGCATTGAAGAATATGGGAACAAATGCGTTTCAAGAAGCACCCGCTGTTGAAATAACAAAGCCTGTAACAAAGTGGAGTTATTGTATAAATGACCCAAATGAAGTAGGAGATGTCATAGATGAGGCATTCAGGGTGGCGAATAGTGGAAAACGGGGGGCGGTTCATATTGACTTACCCAAATGTATTCTTACATCAAATCAATTAATAACAGAGGATATGTATAGATATGAAACTCTATATAATAATATGCTAGTCGATGAAGAATATTCCGTAGATGAGAATAAACACGACATTAACAATAGAACTATGTTTAATAGTATTAGAACTCCAACATATTTCTTCAACACCCCAGCATATAAATTCAACAATAATAATAAGACTAAGCTTAATATTTCAACATCTGTCGGAGAAATGGCGCAGATTATTAATAATTCAAAGAAACCCGTATTATATGTAGGACAGGGTTGTAAAGAGGCATATATTAGTTTAAGAGAATTGGCGATTTCAAATAATATTCCAGTTACTACGACATTACACGGAATGGGGATATTTGATGAGACGCACGAATTATCATTACAAATGTGTGGAATGCATGGTGCCGCATTTGCTAATTATGCGCTACAAGAGGCTGATTGTATTATAGCAGTGGGGTCTCGATTTGACGATAGAACAACTGGGGAATTGAAGAAATATGCGCCAATGTGTAATGATTTCATTCATCTTAATATTGAAAAGGATGAAATAAATAAAGTAGTCAATTCTAAACATAACATTATAGGGGATTGTAAGGATAGTGTTCCACTATTGGTGAAAGAATTGATGGATATTAATACTATTGATGTAGATAGGACTAATTGGATTAATAAGATAAATGATTGGAAACGGGATTATCCATTTAAATATGACAAATCACTAGATGGTAGAATTAAAACACAGGATGTTCTAGTAGAACTTAATAAACAATTGAAGGGGTGTGAGGATGATTATATTATGACATCAGGGGTTGGAAACCATCAAATGATGTCGGCACAATTTATAGATTGGGTATTGCCTAATCGTTTTCATTCCTCCGGAAGTCTAGGTGTTATGGGTGCTGGATTGCCATATGCGATTGGATGTCAAATTGGAAATCCTAGTAAGAAGGTTATTGATATTGATGGGGATGGAAGTTTCCTAATGACAATGCCTGATATGAAGACAATGGTTGAACATAACTTACCTGTTAAAATCCTAGTATTAAATAATAATAGTCAAGATATGGTTAGAGTATGGGAGACTTTATTCTTTGATGAGCGAATAACAGCAACTAAAAATGAAAAAAACCCCGCATTCAAAGATGTAGCAGAGGCGTTCGGTATTAAGGGGGTCTTCTGTTCGACCCAAGATGATCTATCGGAGAAAATGAAGTTCTTCCTTGAATATGAAGGTCCTATACTACTTGAATGTCAAGTAGATAAGGATTATTGCCTCCCACTTGTTAAACCCGGCGCTGGATTAGATGAAATGCTACTACACGGCGATATAGTAAAGGTTAATGAAAAGGCGGAATGCCCTAGTTAGTAATTATATTAGTAATTATATAATGAAACAAATCTATTATTTTTCACGTGGGAGAAATGACCGAAGTGGTGCTCAAATACACGATATGCTTTTTGCAAAAGCATATTGTATGAAAAATAATTATCACTATGTGGGATGTCCTATAAAATCAGATGAAACTAAAGAATTAATTCGTTATTTGAAATTGCCAAATTATTATAATGAATATATTGCGAAGACTTATTATAATCATATAGAGTTAGACTCGAAAAAGTATAAAGAATTAGATTCAGATATATTTACACCATATATAAGAAAAGAGATTATATCAAATTTTAACTATACATCAACTGATATATTTACGATAACAATTCATATAAGAAGGGGGGATGTTAATCCCCATAAACACGCAGATAGATATTTATATAATAAATACTATATTAAGATATTGCTTCAGATATATACATCACTATATATAAATAAATGTACGCCTACAATAAGAATTAATATATGTAGTGAATCGAAATCATACGAAAATCTGAATGAATTTAAGAAATATTTTCCTAAATGTAATTTGTATTTAGACACATCATTGAAAGAAGTTTATTCCCTTGCGATAAATGCTGATATATTTATAATGTCTAGAAGTTCATTTTCATTTATTCCTGCTTTTTATAATAAAAAATGCGTCATATACCACCCTTTCTGGCATAAGAAGTTAGACCATTGGTTAGATTCTACTGATACTAATTTCAATAAACAATTGAAAAATGCTATAGAAAATATATTAGTGTAAAATAACGGGGTCTTTTAATTTTGTATGACTGCCTTTGATGTTTTTATATATAAACCCGAGTTCATTATTATCCATAAATATTTTATGTCTATATTTCGGTAATAATTCATTGATTATTTTTTCCATACGCTTACAAATATCGGGTCGGATAATACACCATCTTTCCAGTTTTCTAATCCAATATGAGCTTTTTTTATATTATCTATTAGTTTAAATTTATATTTATTCATCATTTGATAATAAGTTTTTAATTCACGTTCATTGTTGAAATCATGTTCGATTATAATAAGATTAATCTGCTTTAAAATATATTCATTTTCTTTTAAAAAGGGGATAATACACCCTTCACAATCTGCAATAATAGTATTAAATTTAATTCTATATTTATTTTTAATATATTTAAACGATTTCGTTTTTATTTGTGTATAACCTTTTTTTTTTATTTTGGAGGACCTCCAACCAGATTGATATAACTTGGTATTTGAAATACCTCCTTGAAAAATTTGAAACCCCAGATTATTTAAATCCCTATTCTTTTTTAATTGAACGCATGTATTAGGTATAGTTTCAATACATAAATGTTGAGATTTATCTGCTAATAAAGAATTTGCGATTAAGGCGGACCGCCCTATATTTGGACCAAACTCTAATATTTTACTAGTTGCTTTAATGTGTTTAAAAATCATTTGCTGTTCGGGTAATTCTTCTGTAAAAGATCCGTGTCGTATTTTTAAATTATTCTGCAATTGTTCTAGATCACGAGTATAAAAGTTTTCAGTTTTTTTTTTTAAATTACAATAAAATAAAATTAATAGAATTAATAAAATTAATAGAATTAATAGGACAACATACAAAATGTAATCTTTCATTATATATAATATATATAAGTATAATATTCATTGTTATTATGTGGTGAACTAAATAAGAATAAAAGAGTTAAATAGTCCAATTTGATAATAAGGCGAAATGTCCTTGTTAAATTTGATTTATTATGAAATTTAATGTTTTATTTCTAATTTTAACAAGTGTTCTTCTATCTGAAAAAACTGATTTAATATTTGGATATTTTTTTAATTTTATTTTATTATTATAATAAATAATTGATTTAAGATAACTATTAACACTCTTCATATTAGAATGTAATATTAATTTGCACCCAGTTGTAAATGAGATTGGGAAGGACCCAGACATCATATTATTATTTTGTATAATATTTGAATCACGTGTTTTATTATTAATCCATAATACATATGTTGCTTTTGATAAAATTGAAAATAAATTAACTGCTTTTACATTTTGATGATATTCTATATAAGAAATATTTGTAGATATAAATGTTCTATTTATTGCAATGATTTTAAAATCATTATAATTAAGTATAATTTCAGGTATACTATCTAAATTAAAACAAGATTGTCCTAATACAACTATAATTGGTTTATTTCTTATAATAATGTGTTGTTTATCTTTTAATGATATATAATTAAAAATAGGTAATAAATATGATTCTTTATTTTTTTTATAATTAGTCATATATATTTTATGCTTAATTAATGGATTCATATTTGATAATGTATGTTTTACTGCAATTAACTTATTATTTATTGACTTATTATGTATTAATTTATTTGGAAAAGTATTATCACTCTCTGTTAATAATATTATAAAATTATAATTGTATAAATTAGTTGGAAGAGTAGATAATAGTTTAAAATTGTATTTCTGTTTATACATCTCAAACCAACTACTGCTTTCTATATCGTTTGTCTTATTTACAACAATTACATTAATATTATGATTATTGCAATAATCTAATATAAAACCAAACATTTCATAATGCCAATTTAATCCATTATATATAATTGCTGATTTATTATTCGTTAATGGTTCTATTTCTATATGATTAACAATATATATATTAATATATATAATAATTAATATTATTAATATAATAATTAATATTATTAATATACATAACTTATACATCATATTATATTAATATAATAAAATATTGATGTCTAACTCTTATTTAAAACATTTGATATATGAAACTAAATTATTATTTAGATTATAAAATAACATGGTCGTTTAATGTTGAATAATGGTTTTTGAAATATTTCTTATGATTGCCTTTGATATTTTTATATATAAAACCGAGTTCATTATTATCCATAAATATTTTATGTCTATATTTCGGTAATAATTCATTAATTGCTTCAGTATAAACAAATGGGCCTGTTGTATATAATACTCCACGTTTCCCTCTTCTTTTATTATCTTTATCTAGAATACGCTCACACATTTTATTTATTACATTTTTTAAAAATGGATGTTTTGGCGGAGCTACTATAAACCATTGTTGTAATTCACCATTAGGGGGATATTTATTACTCCAATCTTTTTTCTTCCAATGAGATAAATAGTAAGTATCCTTTTCTAATATAATGTTATCTAATGGTTTAGACATTGCACTTTTTATATCTAAATAGACCCCTCCTTTTTTATATATAAGCAAGTATCTAAAAAAATCACATCTTGCCGCACGATAAATAGGATTTATTTTATTATATATCGATAACATCTCTTTGTCATATTCTTTTAATATAAATTTTTTTATCGAGTTATAATCATATAATTTATATTTCCAACCTTTATTTAAACGTTTTATATATTTCCTATTTTGTCTTAATTTATAAGGAAGATATTTTTTATTATATACTTGATATATAACTTTAGGTATTCCGTGTAATGTTTTACTTTCAAAGTGTTCTCTATTGTCTTTCAGTAAGCAATTTAATATTAGTATTAAACATATAAGTGTCAATATTTTTAATATATACATATAATTAATATATATAAAATTGTATATATCTAATATTTTATATCACATATATTATGTATAAACTAATTATATTGATAATATTAATTATAATATTATCTTATTTAATTCATATAAATTCTTGTTATAAGGAGACTTATGATAATAAAAATAAGATTGCTGTATGTATGTGGTACGATAAAGCAATAAAGGATTATGGCAATATAGCAAAAAAGATTAATAAAGTATATTGTAAAAAGCATAAATATGATTTAATATATTCAAAAAAACGACTATTGCCGGAAAGACACCCTTCATGGGAATGTATTCCATTATTATTAAATACATTAAAAACGAATAAATATGATTATGTCATATGGATAGATGCAGATGCATGTTTTAATTCTAAAAGTACAAATACTATTGAAAATATTATTAATTCAAATAAAGATAAAGATGTAATTTTTAGTGGTGACCACCATACATTTATTATTAATTGTGGTTTTATGATACTTAAAAATAGTGATATATCAGAACAATTTTGTAAAAATATAATAAATTCACGTAAAAGAAAAGAATGTCGTATTTATTTTAATAAACCAGTTTGGGAACAATCGTGTATAATTGACTTATATAAAAATAATATTGATAATATAAAAAATCATAGTGTTATTATACCATATAAGATATTACAAATATTTCCACGGAGACATAAAAATAAAATAGAGAATAGTATAGTTATTCATTATACGGGTACAACAAAAGAAATAAGAATAAAAGAGTTGAAAAAGATTTATAAAAACTTATAAATTAAATAGTATTCAAAATATAGTATTAATACTTTCAATATTAGAATTATTTTGATATGTTGAATATTTTATTATAGGTATATTTATAAATCCAATTTTTAGTTTTTTATATTGTCTGTATACAAACCAATCAGCCTCTCTATATATTCCTTTTCTTTTTACCTCTTGTAATAACAAATTCAATGCTTTTTTGTTTATAATATATGATGTTAGTCCACCACCAAACCAATATAATCTATTATAATGAATTATTCTTGAAATATTATCATATTTATATCTTTTTCTATTATTATGTAATACTATTATATCATATTTTTCTTTTTTCATTTGAGTAATTAGATTTTGTAATTTTAAATTAAAATCATCTACAAATTCAATATCGTCTTCACATATTAATGCTATATCTGTTTTCTTCTTTATTAGTTGTTGCCATAACTTATAATGAGACAATGCACATCCTACTATACCATTTTTATTTTTAAATTGAGGTGCTATTAATATTGATTTTTCATATTTTGATGGTTTATACAACTTTCCATTTATACCATTAAATCTATGATAAGTATTTAAATTATGAAGTTTGAATTGTCTCTTCATATGCATATTTCTATCTTTTGATTTATTAAGATTAATATAATATATCTCCGGTAAGTTGCTCTTATTAACGTACCCCTCTATATTCTTTGATTTATTACATAATATTATTAATAGTATCACCAATACTATTAATATACATAGTTTGACTATACATAGTTTGACGTATATCATATAAAATAAACAAAGATTATATATTTTATTATCGTTATTATAAACATATGAGATACAATCCCTAGTTAAATTCTTAATATAAAAATATTAAACTATTATAATGTCTGGTTGTTTTATTCTTAACCAAACAACTGATAAAATACCCAAAATAATTATACAAACGTGGAAAACACGTGAGATTGGTGGAATTATTGGGGATTTAATAAGCAAACTAAGGGCGAATAATCCAGATTTTGAATATAAATTCTTTACGGACGAAGATATAGACCATTTCATTAAGACGGAGTATCCACAATATTATAATATATACAACGCATTTGAATATACTATACAGAAAATAGATTTCTTTAGATATTTATGTGTATATCACTATGGAGGGTTCTATTTTGACATTGATATGGATATTGACAAATCTATTGCCCCGTTATGTGAGTATGAGTGTGTTTTTCCAAAAGAATCTAATTTAGAGAATGATATAATGGATTTCAAGAATCAAGGGTTATCTATAGTGATTGGTAATTATGCATTTGGTGCTTCTACAAAGAACAAATTCTTAAAATTATGTATTAATAATATAACATCGGGGCGTATTAAACCATCTGATATCCCCAATAATGATGATAGATATAAACCATATGTACCAAATACATTAAGTCAAATGATGAAATTAGATTCATATATGAATCACATATTATATACAACTGGTCCTGTATTAGTGTCTCAGAGTTATATTGATTATAAAGACAAGAATGCGATTGAAATTATAGAACCAAATGTATATAGAATATATGCGTTTGGTGATTATGGGTCTCATAAAGCAATTGGAACGTGGAAAACAATGGAACATATAGATACAAAACCCAAGATTGAACAATCCGATATTGAACAATCCAAGATTGAACAATCCGATATTGAACAACCCGAGATTGAACAATCCGATATTGAACAATCCGAGATTGAACAATCAAGTAAAATACCAAAACATATACATCAAATCTGGATAGGTAATAAAGAACAACCTCATATATATATAGATACTTGGAAGAATGATTATATAGCACAAAATCAAGAATGGGGATATACATTGTGGACCGAAGAGTCAATAAAGAAATTATTTCAAGATAATATTGAAAACAATCTTGTTAATATAATGTATAAATTATACAATATTGAAGAAATATTATGTGGTAAAGCAGATATTGCTAGAATATTAATATTATATTATTATGGTGGTATATATATAGACGCAGATTTAGTATGGATAAATAATAAATCACTGAACCCACTGATTGAAGAATCAATTGATACAGGATTTTTTTGTGCTTTGGAACCAGAAGATAATCTAACTGCGAATAGTGTTATTGGATCTACATTAAAACATAAAAATTTACTACAATTAATGACTATATTAGGAAGGTATGAACATACTTATATAGAACAACGACAAAAGCATTGGGTACATAAAATAACAGGACCATATTTAGTAAATGAATTAAATAGATCATCATTAACGTTATTTCCTTCGGTTTATTTTTATCCGATATTATGGAAAAAGATTATAGACCCTCACTTACATAAAAAAATGAAACTACCCACTGAATCATATATGTTTCAATATGGTATTTCAACAAATAATTTAGATTATACAAGACCAGATATAAAACTAGATGATACAAATAATATTCTTTTTTCATGTACTACATTTTTAAAAGATGATGAAAAATATAAAATATTAGTAAGAACATTAGATACATTTATAACTCATAATAAAGATGATTTACATTTAATTAATGAATTTATTATATTAATGGAATATTCCGATCTTAACGACACTTATATAAATGAATTGGAGAGTAAATATACGATGATGACATTTATAAAGAAAGAAGAACATCAGAAAGGACAAGTAAAAAGTCTTAATATGATTATAGATAAATTAGCGGATTATAAATTTTGGTTACATTGGGAAGATAGTTGGTATAGCACAGGACCCGTTCTTAAAGAAGCGTTTGATGCGGTAGCATATACTGATATTACACATTATCAATTAACACGAAATAAGCTAATATACGATATGCCTGTAATAGAAAATGATCATATTGAATGTAAAGTAGTAGGGATGGATATGAAAACAATTAAACCACGTCATATAGTAAAACATATATGGAGAAATTGGGAAATGAATGATGCTGATTGGAGTGTATGGAAAGATGTAGGATGGTACCCATTCTTTTCATTAACTCCTTCAATGAATAAGGTTAGTGATATTTTAAAAACAGGGTATTTTTCAACAGACGCTGAAAAATGTCCTTTTCAATTTAAATTTGGTTGGGCATTAAAATGGGTTAGGCGAAATAATATCGTTGTTGGGATTAACGTAAATATTAAAGTCGTTCGAGATGATACACATATATCAACATATACATCTGACAATTATAACAAATGGTTAAAGAAATTGGATACTAAAGAGAAGAAGGATAATTATAATAGAGATGTTCCATATTATACTCTTAAAAGTGATAAAAAGAAATTTATTATTTTTTGGAATCCAGATTGTTGTTGTTCTACATTAAAGAAGTTAGTTTATAGTATTGAAGAGGGGTTTGAATATAATGGAGATGATATTCACGCGGAAATCGGGTACTATAATTATAATAAATATTTTGTTGAAATTACACAAGAAACGTGGGGAAGATTTAGAGATTATAAAAAAATATTAGTTACTTCTAATAACGAAATAAAAATACCCCGACAATGGATTGATGAAATAGTTGATGTTAAGGATATAGATTCGTTTGTAGGTAGATATTCAACAAATAGTGACTCACTTATATATAATAAAGTTTCATATTCAAAACAAAATTTTAATATTAAAATTATCAATCTGAAAGCAGATATTGACCGAAAAATAACAATGACAGAACAATTTGACAATTTGAAACTAGAGTATTCGTTCTTTGACGCAATTGATGGGGGTGTATATAATTTAACTGATAATGAAAGGCAGTATTTGAGCGCAGTTGATTATGATATTAATACACAAAAAGGTGTTGTTGGGTGTTTCTTGTCTCATATAAGAGTATTAGAAGAATTTATTAAAACTGATGATAATTATTTAGTAGTAGTAGAGGATGATATTATTATAAGTAATATTAATATTCAGAATATAATTTCAAATATAATAAGTAATATAAACTTAGAAGAAACAAGTCTTATTCATTTAGGAACATCCAGAGACTATATCCCACATTCAAATGTAATAATTAATATAGTGGATTCATATAATATATATGAATGTAACCATACATGTTATGGTCAATGGGGTTTTGCCTATTTAGTAACAAAAAGTGGATGTAAACAAATATTAGATAAATATTATAATGGTTTGTGTAATAAATCTATAGACGCATTTTATGTAGACCATATCACAAATTCATATATAGTATACCCACCGCTACTTTATCAAAATATTAATAATATTAGTTCTGTTGATTCTAGAGGAAGTCGATAGGACGCAGGTAAGATTGATTTATCTAATTAAAATACTAATTTTATATAATGAATATAAACTTTGTTATAAATAATAATGGGGACCATAAATCAATTGTAAAAGAAGGGGGTGGTGCGACTGAAGTTTTATCTTATTTATTAGCAGAAGAACTATCTCATTCTTATAATGTTAAAATATTTAATCTATTACAACCGCGTGAAAAGCCTAATAAAATTGACAATATACAATATCAATATTTACCGACTGATTTAGAGGTTGAAGCTAGGAATGTAAATAATGCGATATTTATTATAATAGATAAACTTGATTTCGCAATTGGATTACATTCCATAAATAAAAATAATAAATATATGTTATGGTGTCATAATTATTTAGAACAGGATTGCCAAAAATATATGAATGTGAAATTTGATTTATCATTCGTTAATGAATATTATAGTAAAAATAATATACCCTTTGTTGTATGTAGTGATTTTCATAAGAAAAATATATTATCATTATTCCCAGACACGAATGTTATAAGAATATATAATAGTTTATACCCACATTTATTTCCTAGAAAAAATATACAATATGATAAAAATAAAATAATATTTGCGTCAAGATGGTCTAAAGGTCTCGATAATGTTATTAAAATAAGTATTCAATACTATTTACAAAATAAAGATTTTAAACTAGTTTTAATTAAACCGAAATATTGCCCGTGGGACCCCGATTTGAGTTCATTCCCATTTATAGAAAAAATAGGGAATATCACAGATAAAACCCAATATTCAGAATTATTACAGGGATGTCTTGCTGTTTTATCTACGTCTTTTGAAGAAACATTTGGGTGTGTGTTCGAAGAGGCATTACATCTAGGAGTTCCAGTTATTGGTGATAATAGCGTTGATTCTGGAACACTCGAAATAGTTCCATCAGAACATATATGTAATTTCAATAATACCTCAGAAGTTATAGAAATGATAGAACAATTTAGAGAAAATAGACCAGAAGTTCAGTTGGATAAAAAGTTTTATAGCGATACTATTTTACAAGAATGGAAAGATTTATTCAGTCAATATTTTAGTTCACTTGATTGAAATATCACACTTA